AGACCAGTACAACAGCAGCAGCAACAACAACAGCAGCAACAAGCAGATGAACTAGCTGAATGTGGAATATGTACTCTATGTTACTGTTTACTGTGTTGCTGTTTGATGAATGCCGAATGAATATAAAGATATAATGCTATATATATATAGTAGTAGAATGAAAAGTCTTGATCTTTTAAGACTTATTAAAGTTCCTATTCCAGATTCCAAAATATATAAAGAACGACTTCAAACTGAGTTAGATCTAATTGAAAAATTTCAGTTTACAAGAGTTTTTTTACAAGTTCAGAAAATTATTACAATTCTTGAAGAATTAAATATTCAACATGTTATTCGTGGATCATCTGGTTCATCACTAATATGTTATCTATTAGGCATTACAAAAATAGACCCTATCAAACATAATTTACATTTGGCAAGGTTTATGAACTATGCGCGTTCAGATATTCCAGATATTGATATTGATGTACCATATAATAGAAGAGAAGAAGTATATAGAAAAATCTGTGAAACATGGCCTCAAGAAGTTGCGCGAATTAGTAATCACGTAACGTATGGGTATAAAACCGCATTACGCGAATCAACAAAAGAAGTTATTCAATCACAAGAATTTGATAAGTGTACAGAAAAGAAGAAACTAAAGATTATTCGTAAAAAGAAGTTTAGTGTAGAAAAAGTATTAGAAGACGATAATCTTATTAAAGAGGCAAAAGAAAATGCGAAACAACTAAAAGGTACAACAAAGTATGATAGCTTACATTGTGGAGGTATTGTTATTTTTGAAGATGAAGGTAAAGTGCCAGAAGATCTTATTTTAAAAGAAAACTCATATATGTGTCAAATTAAGTATGATAAAGATGAAACTGAAGAAGCTGGATTTATTAAGATTGATATACTAAGCAATCGTGGATTGGCTCAATGGACAGATTGTAGAACAAAAGAATCATTAGATTCTTATATGCCAAATGATACTAAGATTCAAGAACTATTTTCTTCTGGTAATACAATTGGATTAACATTTGGAGAATCACGTGGTATGAGAAACATATTTATGATAATGAAACCAAAATCAATGGAAGAAGTTGCGATTGGACTTGCTCTTATTCGACCAGCTGCGGCAAATGATGGAAGAAAAGCAAAGTTTCTAAAGCGATGGTGTTCAGATGAAAAGTATAATGAGTTAAATAAACCTATACTATTTGATGATGATGCTATTGAACGAATTGAAAAACTACTAAACTGTGATCCTTCAACCGCAGATAAGTGGAGAAAAGCATTTGCGAAACAGAAAGATGAACATACAAGTCGTTTCAAAGTAAAGTTACATTTACAAAACTATAATTCCAATTTAATAAATCAAACGATTGATGATTTAAATCAGCTAGCGCTTTATAGTTTCTGTAAGTCTCATGCGTTATCATATGGTCAACTCGTATGGGCTCTCGCATATGAAAAAGTATATAATACTCATCAGTTTTGGGTATCTACACTAAATCATTGTCATTCTATGTATCGTAAATGGGTTCATTATAGAGAAGCAAAATGTAGTGGATTAGAACTTAGTCGTGGAAAACCACCTTACAGTTTGGGAACAAAACAAGGGAAGCCGTGTTTAGTTTCCAAAGAAAAGACTTTATTACAAAGTTTTTTAATAGAAAAAAATAATGATATTTCAGATTTTAGAAACTATGGATACTGGTTAAGTGATTTATTCTTTCCATCATGTTATATGAAACGGAACTGTTTAGAAGTTGAGTTCCGTGGATTAATAGCAATAGGTCGTGTACTTTATAAAACAGATACAACTTTTCTAACAATTGGTTATGATAATCAGAAGTTTTTGGAACTTGTTATACCAAACAAGAAACGTACAGATTTATTCTATTACGTCATGGTAGAAGGAAAAGGTATTTTACAGAAAGATGGAGTATTAGAATCAGTAATAGTTAAAGAAATCAAAGGTATTTCTTTAAAATATATTTAAGCATAAGAACGTTTCTCAGCTTCAGATAAAGAGCGCCACTTCTTGCCGAGAGCACGACCAATATCGGGTACTTTCATCTTGGGGTTAGAGCGCATAACTTCAGCGCGGTGCTTATTGGCAAACTTCATGTAAGCAGACATCTTGCGCTTACCGCCGGACATTGTGCGATTCTTACGCGAAACGTTATTCTTGCGATTCTTGCGAGTATTGGCCATTTCTACTATATGTTATTATTAAAAATTCAGAACTAGTATCTCCATAACTGAGAAGTAGTATCTTCATAACTGAGAAGTAGTATCTTCATAACTGAGAAGTAGTATCTCCATAATTTTTTTACTAGGGCAAAAAAATTGAATCAAAAAACCATCCATATACCAGTATCCGATTGAACAGTATTAGCAATACAAGATGGGCAAGACTTACAAGAATCAGAGTTCTAAGAACTATCGTGTGGAGGCAAATAAGAGGACGGTGGAGGCGACAATCAACGGTGAAGTTGCTCTTGCGATTTACGCAAAGGTGATGAGTCGTCTTGGTGAAGGTCGTATGCGTATTTATTACGAGCAGAACAAACGTGGTCAAGAAGGAGTCGCAAAGATTCGCGGACTGCTGCGTCGTAGAGGCCAAGTGCCAATTCAGACAAATGACATTGTCGTAGTGACACCTCGTGAGTTTGAGAGTGGTAAAAAGCATTTTGATATCATTGGTGTACTAACTCAGAAGCAAGCATGTGATTTGAAGAAGCATAATGTAATTCCAGAATACTTTCTTAACAATATTGAATCAAATGACTTTGAGAAGAAGGAGGTAAATGAAGGATTTCATTTTGACTACGAAGATGATGAGATTGAGATTGATAACATTTAATCATAAAATAAAAAAAATTAAAACTAAAAACACCATATTTTTGTTATACAAAATGGATATCGATGAACAAAAATCGCATAAATGGTTTGGATCCATTGAAAAGAAGTGGGAATGGTACAAGCACACAAAGCCTTGTAATAGTATCATCAACACTGGTGCTTGTTTAAATACAAACTGTAATTACGCCCACACTGTAGAAGAATATAAAGCTGCTATTCAGAAACGTAAATTTACGCTTGATTTTAATGTAATTAATCAACTATATCTTGCTTCTGTACCTATGCACGTAGAATCAAATACATCAAACAGTTCTACAAGAAAACGATCAAGAGATGAATCTGTACATTTTGATACTAAAAAAGCGAGAGCATTCTAGTTATTTAATAAACTTTTACATAAGTCAGAATCATTAGAACTATACTTCATACATTTTTCATATTCTAATACTTTAGAATTATCAACAGAGTTAGAAGATTTAGGAGGAGTTAAAAAATTAATAACATTATTTACTGCGTGTTGCGCAACAGATACACCAACGCCAAGTCCAAACCCTTCTTTAACAGTTTCACTAAATGTTGGTCTTGATACGGTTAAAGGAGCTGGTGCTTTAACAACAGTCACTGATCTAGAGCGAGAAGAACTACGTGTCATTATTTTCTATTTAAATAATCTTTTTTATTTCTTAAATAGAAATGTCTGAAAGAATTGGAGATATCGCGCGAAGATTTTATATGCGTTGGCAACATAGAAATCTTACAATTCTTCAAGTCCAAGAAAAGAATCTTTATAATGTACTAGGCAATCTTCGTAATCACATATTTGAAGAAATTTTAGAAGATGCTTCATGTGGAGCAAAGTTTCGCCGTTTTTACTATAATGACTTAAATACAACCCATAAGTATACTAAACCAGTAAATCAGTATGAGATAGAACTTATGTTAAAAAATGAGAATTTAAATGTAAGTTATGAAAAAGATTCATTTGTAGTGACATGGAAAGAACCAGATGAACTCAAATAGTTCATATATAGTTCTTATAATCCTTCAAGAAAGCATTAACATCTGTATTAGTACATAGGTTCATCATAGCAGGGATGCTAATCCAACCAATATCACAGATCTCATTTGTATCAATAATATTATGTTTTAGTTCATATGGGATCTTGTAGATAAAATACTCTCCAGAGTTAAGTTTCTTTGTAAAATTATAATTATAATTTTCTAAAGAAATACCGGTTTCTTCATAGCATTCACGAACTGCGCATTGATGAACAGTTTCGGAACCTTGAATATGACCTTTGGGAAAAGACCACTTATTCTTTCGCCGCCCCTTAACAAGAAGAATGGTATTATCATTACTGATTAGAATAACACCAGAAATCTTCTTAGCTCTTGGCTTATAGTGTGCGAACGCACGTGGGAAAATTAGATGAGTCATATTAATCATTATGGGCTGTGGTTAAAACTTGTAGTGTGGTTTAAAAAATCAATTTTTTTACTTATTAATGAGTTGGATTGCCCCATGTTTGAGTGATGGATTAGGCAATCGTTTATTTCAATACGCATGTGCGAAATCTTATTCAGATAAGTATAATAAAGAACTAGTATTCTTCTTACCACGCACAAAAGCAACAAGTCACGGAACTTACACAAACATGTTCAAACTATTTCCAAATACTAGAATTATAGAAACAGATATATCATGGAACGAGATAGATGAGAAAGATTATTATACTTATGAACCTATAGAATATGTAAAAGAGAAACTTGTAATAAGAGGGTCGCGTCAAAGCTATCAATATTTTAAAGATACAAGTATAACACCTTCATTTGAAAATATAATTTCAAGTGAAAGGCTAGAATATTTAAATAATACGTATTTGAAAAATAGAGAACTACTATTTTTTATTCATTTGAGACTAGGAGATTATAAGTATTTACCTCATTATCAGATAAATCTACCAGCTTATTATGAAAAAGCGATGAAACTTATACCAGAAAACGCAGAAGTTATAGTATTTTCTGATGAGCCAGAAGTAGCAACACAAGTATTTCCAAATTTAAATGTATGTAAAGAAAATAGTGAGATAGAAGTATTATATTTAATGTCGCAATGTTTACTTGGTGCGATAGCAGCAAATAGTACTTTTAGTTATTGGGGTTCATATTTTGCCCATCAGAAAAATATAAATCATATAGCTATTTTTCCATATAAACTTATGAATACTGATCATAATTTTAGTTCATATTTTCCACCTTATTCAAAGGTACTAAAGTTTTGAAAAGGTTCACAAGTAGAATTATTTTCAATAGAAGCTATAACATTTTCAGAAGTAGCCATCATAGGTTGATAATCACGAACAGAGCCTTCAATATCGCTATGACTTGATGTTTGAATTGCTAAAAAAGGGGTACATGATATACAGTTTAATCCAATTTTACTAGGCCACATATCAATAGGAATCCATTCATTACTACTATTTATATATTCTTCCCATTCTATCATCTTATCATATACTCTAGAATTAACATAGTAGAATTGAAAAGAAGTTATATTAGATGTTTTATATAGTTTAATGTTATCTATTTTACATAAAGGTTCTATTGTATTTGTTTGCTTTGTCCAAAAACCATAATAACCATTTCCACCAATAAAAATATCCCACTTATCTCTATGTCTTTCAAGCCAATCTTGTATTATAAACCAGTTATTAAAATGTTCTGTAGGAATACAGTCATCTTCAAGAATTAACACAGAAGGAAGCATAGAAATTTTAGCCATTTTAATAATACTAACATGAGAATATCCACAACCTTTCCAGCCAACAGAATTACGTATAGCAGATATACGATATAGTGGTAGATTATATTTCTCAAATGCTTTTATAATATTATTTAAACGGTCTGTACGTTCATCTAAATTAATAATATAGCCAAAACGTAAAAAATCTTCAAATGGTTCAATATATGATTGTGAATAATAAAAGATATATAAAATAATAAAAAATAAAAAAGTTAAATAAACTATAATATTTTTCATAACCTAGTTTTTATTTAGATTTTTCTTCTGCGTCCAGCAGACTGAGGTGCTATCGATGTTTGTATCATAGGATTTAGAGTAGAAGCATTTGGTAAACTAGAAGCATTTGGTAGGCTAGAAGCATTTGGTAGGCTAGAAGGATTTGCTAGTGTAGGAGGATTTGCTAGTGTAGGAGGATTTACCAGTGTAGGAGAATTTACAAATGTAGATACACTTGGGCTTGGAGAACTAATAACTGTATTTGTTTTAGGAATATTAGGTGTTACAGCTATATTTGTTTTAGGAACATTAGGAATTACAGCTACATTTGTTTTAGGAACATTAGGAGTTACAGCTACATTAGGAGCTAGACTTACATTAGTTACTGGAGTATTAGTAGATACTGCTACATTTGTTTTAGGAACATTCGGTGTAGATGTAGCACCAAAAGCAGATGCTAATGTACTAAGAATACTTGGTTCTTTGGTATTAGTCGGAGGAGTAGTTTTACATTGAGGTTCATCAGAATATTTTTCGCAAAATAGTTGTTTACCAATTATTTTTGCTGATAAGATTGATTTTTCTGGATTAGAAATACCATTATCTTTTAGTTCATTTATTAATAGTTCTATAAATTCAGAAGCATCATCTATATTTTTTTGTAAACTAAATGAATCTAAACCTTTTGATTTGATAAAAGCATCATGAACTCCAGATAGGTATGCGGCAGCAATAAGATTTCTAGTATTTAAACTATTACTCATACTATAATTATGTGATAAAATATTAAAATTGAAATAAATTTAACGAATAATATTCTCATAATTATGGTATTTCTTGTATATAATCCAGAGAAATCTAAGTATTATGGTATCTTTGAGAATGAAGAAGACGCAATTATGATTGCGCGTTCTTATTCTTTAGATTTAAATGAAAATTGGGTTGTGCTAGACTTGCCATATTTTAAGAAGCTAGAATCGAAGTTTCACTATTCAGAAGAAGATCCAGATTTTGATGAGGAGTAGTTATGTTAAACCATAAATATTTGCGATAGTGCGAAACGTTTTCAACCAGTTTAACCAAGATAATAAAGTAACTTCATTATACTGAAATACTACTTTTATTAACTTCTCAAAATGTTTTATTTGAAATGTATAGTTTATATTATTATATGTATTATGTAAATTAGCAAAATCAAATAATGGTTTGTTATTTCTAACATTAATCTCATTATGTAGATTAAAAAAATAGTTTTGAACCCATAAAGCTTGCGCATCAGCAGGTAGTGTTTTTAATATGGAAGGATTATTTCTTAAATAGTATTCTTTATAGTGTTCACGACATTCTTTACATGGTAAGATATGCTGAATCTGTTCAATAAATTTAGGCCAACATATTTCTTGTTCTTTTTGAAATAGTGGATACATTAATCTTCCATACTTATCTGCCAATCCATGAAATATATTCCATAAGATTGGTCCCCATTCACAGTTTGTAGGAAAATTTGGTAAAGGGATCAAACATGAACATGGCATACTAAAAATTCATAAGTTATTTAGCATATTTTTTGTTCCGCAACCATATTTGAGAAACCCATTTTGTATCGGAAGCATCTTCTGCGGTATGTAAATATCTTTCATCAATTGTTCCATCCATCTTAGCAGGAAAGAATACAACTGCGCTACCTTTTTTTGGATGAACTCTTACATTAAGAGTATTAAAGTATGTACCACCACCGGATTTAACATCATTTAAATAAATAAGTACAGTTCCTACACGTTGACCATCATTGCCAGGTTTATCTAGCGCATCTTGATGAGATTTATAAAACTGCCCACTATGATATCTAGCTACTTGCGCAGGTTCTTGAAAATTTTGAGGTATCCCTGTTAAACGATGTACACGAGATACTAACCATTTTAAATCGTACCCATGATATGTTGATTCACTTGTTCTGGCTGGATGTACAATTCCAGCACCAGTTACAGCATCAACGACATGTGATTTCTCAAGTTTAGGTTCAGAAATTTTAATAATATGATCGCATTCTGAAAGA